AGTATCTCTTGCGTTTTTAATCGCCTCTTTTACTTTCTTTTCAAGTTCAACTTGGTCTACCAAGATAAAGTCACTCCAGTTTTCTGACCCATGAGCTTGTGGGAAAAAACCATTTAGTATAAAGAATTTTATATCTTTACCATAAGTCATATATGCATCAACTCTTAGTTGAATATATTCATTCAAGATAGAAACTCTTTGTTGTTCCAAAGTAGAACCTTTTGTTACTTGACCAGCAAATACATTTACATATGATTTGAAACCACTAGATGCATACTTTCTTCTAGCTCTGTGTTCAGTTCTGTAAAGACCACCAATTTTTGATGTATATCCAAAACTCTGTCTTGAAATATCCCATTTGCCGTCAATCTCAAACCAAACAGAAGCATAGTTTTTTCTCCAGTTTTTAATTTTTGCTTCAGTGTAATATGCATATTTTACTGGAGTTGCATTTGTTTCAAAGATACCAGCAGCAATCCTATCCAGAGATTCTTTCTTTCGGTATGGATATGTTTTTTTCAAGTTTGCGTAGATATCATCCTCGTTGTTAGGAATTCTACCCTCTTTCACTTGTCTAGATTTTATGTTGACAATATCTCTTTCTTGGTTGTTTTTCTTTGGTGCTTTGGGTTCATTCTCAGCACTTGCAATATCTTCTTGTTCAGTTTGATTTGCATCAATTAAGTTAAATGCCCAACCTTCTGCACCCAACTCTTGTTGGGATAGTGTTCTACCATAACCATACAATAGTTTATATGGTTGAGGTGAACCTTCTGGTTGTCGCACAACTGCACCAAGTTCTTCATTTACCAAAACACCGTTACTAAATGAATATTTCAAATCTTCGACATGAGATGCATCTTGACCGTCAGCTCGGGCAATGTTTCCAACTTCATCATCAATATTGATATCTTCAAATTTTATCCACTGTGCATCATGGATAACAATGTTTGGGGAAATGAATGTATAGTCTGGTTTTGGAAATAGTTTTATAATATCGGCGCTTCCATACGCCTCTTTTAAAGTAATCATAAAGATTCTCCTTTTTATGTGAGATGGAGCGTGAAACCAACATCCATTAGTCTCATATTTTTCACCATAACACTGGTTAACATACTCTTTCGAGCACTACTATATAGTACTACAAAATTATCGTAAAGTCAAGTCACTTTCGATTCTTTTTTTACACAATTTGTAATACTCTTCACTTATCTCGCTTCCAAGATAATTCCTATCAACCTCTAAGGCTGCAATCGCAGTAGTACCACTTCCCATAAATGGGTCATATACTACATCATTTTCATTTGTATGATTTTCTATCATCATACGACAAACTAGTGGACTCATACCATATTTGAAACCATCTACTATAGTTGACTTTTCATCCAATATTACATCCACCATATGTGGGTTTTTTAATTTAAATGGTTTCTTTGCGAAAGTAAGTATGTGCATATAGTTCATACGAAACATATTTACTTTATATGACTTAACCCATATATTAGTTTTTCTTAAAAACCAACCGTTCTTTTCAAATACATTAATTACCTTTATATGTTTTGGATATATTCTACCATCACCTTTTCTATCAGTGGTACAAATGGTCACTAAATTATTTGTAGGTTTTAATAGTGATACCCAACTATCTAAAAATTCTTCCCATTCATTTGTATGTGCTGGTATACCTAGTTCTGCATAATCTGGTGGAGATGTAAGTACATAATCATACTTAACATCTTTTTGCAAAGTGTCCAGACAACTTTCTAAATGTATCATGTGAAGAAACTTTCTAACGTACTTCTTTTGATATGTCTAAAAATATCTTTGTTCTTATCTTTACTGAAATACCAAATGTTCTCTATGTAAGTTCTATCCATAAACTCATCCATTGCAGCTTTGTCAAAGTTACCATCTTCGTCTTTGAACACAGATGCACCTTGTGGACGTTGCATAATTCTCATACCAACTTGACCCATAAAATTATCTTTTAACATATCGACAAGTTCATCACCAGAACGATATCGTTTACCTTTTATCTTTGGGTCTAGGATATTAATCATCATAACACCAGTGTCACTTAGTGAATTAAAAGTGTTTTGTGATACTGGAAGATAGAAGTTATCTCTCCAAGATTCGTATTCATTAAACTTGAACCACGATTGCAGCTCTTCTTTCTCACCACCTTCATTGTATCTTTCTGTAGAAAAATATGGTGGTGAAGTAAATGCACAATCTACATTATTAATCTCATCCCATGGCATATCTTCTGCACCACAATTATACATCTGCACAGTTTTCTTACCACCAGTAAGTTTGTCATAGAAGTCAATCATCTTCTGGTATCTTGCAAAGGTATTAGGATTTGGGTCACAACCAATATAATGAGTTGCATTAGAAGCGTAGAACGCAGTAAGTCTATCACCCCAACCCATAGATGTATCTAATACAGTTTTTGCATCTGTCATATTATAGATTGTTTTCGCAACAATAGGTTTGAACTGTGTTGCAATATAAGTACCAAGTCTAAATGACATTGTATAAGTTTTTGGTTGTAGTGATTGACTATCGTTTACACCTCTCCAGATAGGCCCAAACGCACCCCAGATATTATCACCATCATTCCACCTTTGTACTGGAGATTTAAATCCATAAGAACCACAAGACATTCTTAGGTCATTCATAAAAGAGTCTGCACAATAATTAAAAGTAGAAGGCCCATCAATTACACCTAATCCATATTCATCATATGAATACTTGTAATCGTCATACTTTTCCATGACATTATTTGGTTGACTTAGATATTTTGTAAAGTCAGCTTTCTGTAACTTACGAAAGTTATCAACCACCTTTTCCATATTAAACTCTTTAAGTGGATATGGTGGTTTCTCTTTTGTAATAAACTCTGCAAGTGTTTTACGAAACTCTTCTTTACCATACTTCTCTGTAGTATCAAGAAATAATTCTTTGTGCATTACTGGAAGACCAGTATGGTCAACATTTCTTTTTAGTAAATCATATAATTCTTGGTTCAATTAAAAAAGTCCTCAAGTGTAGTTTGTGTTCCAAATGACCTATCAATCTTCCAACCGATATTGTTGGTGATAAATGAAAGTGGGTCAATGAAACTCTTTTCATACTGACTATCATAATCTACATACTTCAAAATGTCAAGTTCTTTTGGTAACTTAGATGGAAAAGAAATGACATTGCAACCAAGTGGATTAGGTTGACGCAACTCCAGATATTTAATCTTGTCACCATTCTGAATCAGTGTATACTTCCTAGTAAGTTTACGTTCCTTAACCATGTGATTATAAACAAGAGCTCCCTTGATATGCATTGGTGTACCTTTACGATAGATTGAACTATCAGAGTAAAACTTTTTGACACCATTGACAGAACGAGGATATGCAATCTCTTCTGGTGGAAGTTCATCAAACTCTTTACGAAACTCAATAAGAAAATCATTTAGTTCTTTCTCATCTCCAGACATAATAATCTTTAGTGCTTCCTTAATCTTTGCACGACATGGTGCAGGCGTAGAAGACTTGACAGCTTCGATACCCATAATCTTCAACTGAGGTTCTTGATAACGAACACCTTCAACATCCCACGCATTAAGGATATATCGTTTCTTTGCAGTCCAGATACCTTTGTCTGCAATCACCTCTCTTTTCATTTGCATCTTTTGGTCATATGCATGAACATAGTCTGCAAGTTCTTTGTATGACTTATCAATAAACGGTTCAATCTTTTCCTTTGCAATCGTATCAAGAAAGTCAATAGGATTGTTTGGTTTCACCTTAGAAATCAATTCATCAAATGTAACATAGATTGAATCTGTGTCAGATGCAATCACATAATCCTTATCAGTATTTAGCAGTTTGTTTAGATACTGATTAATCTTTTTCTCAATCCAACGAATAGACAACTGACCAGCAGTTGTAATACCCTCTGCAATCGCAAGGTCATAGTATCGAAAGTATTGATTACCAATCGCACCATAAGCTGAGTTGAGTGATATCTTTCGAGCCATCTGAATGTTGTTGTAACGACTGATATACTTGAGATACTTGGGGTCTTTTGTATCTTCGTAATCTTGTTTTGCCTTCAACATCTTTTTCTTGTAAATGGTACGGTCATTGTAAATGTCTTGCATCATCTCTGGTAAGAAACCAAGTTTGTCTTTACGATACAACGCACCGTTTGGTGTGATTGTTGTATGGTCTGGAATATCCAAATCGACCTCACGCAACATCTCGTTAACATAGGTTTTGTCATCTGCAAGTTTTAGATAATCACCAGTGACAAGTGTTTCTGGTGACATATTGTATTGCATAATCAGATGTGGATACAGTGAGTTTAAGTCAAATGACATAACCCATTTGTGTTGACCAACTTGTGGGTCTTTAACGTATGCACCTTCGTACTTATCAGACTTTGATTGATGTGACTTTTGTGGGATAACAATCTTTTTGTTCTTGAGATAGTTGTGAATAAGAACATCCCAATACTTAACTTGACCGAATACATCTTCAAAGTTGACCTTTGCTTCATAAGCCATAGTCAAACAAAGTTCCAACAACTTCATCTTGTCTTCCAGACGGTCAACCAGTTCAACGTCAACAATGTTATATTCTAGGAAAGACTGATAGTCTTTTGTGTACCAATCTTGGAAAGTCTCATATGGGTTTTCATTCTTTTGTTGACCAAGTTCTACAAACGCAATATGATTAAGTGCATAACTCTCTTGATTAGAGTATGTAAACTTACGGTATAATTGTAAGTAGTCAAGATTTGCAACACCAATGATATCATACACTTGTTGGTCACGACCATGATTGTAAACCTTACGAGAATTAATCAAACCCCAAGGAGAGAACTCCTTCGCTCTGTCTTCACCAAGAACTTTGGTAACACGATTAATAAGGTAAGGAATATCAAAGAACTCAGTATTCCAACCAGTAACAACGTCTGGATAGTGTTGTGTCCAGAAGTTCATGAACTTTGCAAGTAGTTCATTCTCATTAGAACAGCTGATGTATGTTACATCATCTCTGTCATTGTTGAACTCACCCAAACCCCAGACAACAATCTTCTTTGTTGTTTGGTTTTTGATAGTGATTGCAAGCATCTCTTCTTCTGCTTTTTCTGGTTCTGGAAAACCATTGTCGGCTCTTGTCTCAATGTCGATTGTAACTGTTAGGATTTTATCACTATCCCAATTGACTGTGTTGGGATATATGTCTGAAAGATATGTGTATGCAAACCTATCCAGACCAAAGACCAGATGAGGTTGTTGTTTGTATTGTTCTATGA